CCATCAACGAGGTTAACATCTAACGATGCAAAACTGCGACAGTTACTTAGCTCTGCTCTTTGTGAAAGCAGCGGATGCTGGGAGATGGCCCAGCTCTGGAACCACACGGACTGACTTAGAGTCTTTATCTGAGAAGTGTCTGCACCTATTACCGCTTAAGCGATTAGGATATGCTAGAACATCTCTAACTAAGTTAGTTCGAAAGACCGACCTTGTTTCCAAGTGGTCAAGATACTTTGTGAATACCGAGGGTTTGACCCCTATTTATAAGGTGCTTGACTACTTAATGGAAGTAGTAGAGGATACCATCCGGCGTATGTCAGAGTTTTTTGAGATCTTTAATCTGACATGGGATCCTCGGGAATTGGAAAGGTGGCGACACCTTCTCCAATTTCTGTCCATATTCGACGGAATCATTCCACAGATGAAGCTTGCTACTAATGTAGCCTTCTGTGATATGTTCGATCTAGAGCGCCCAGACCTTTATCCAGGTGCTCTAGGGGTGAGGTTCTTCCCCCGTCCGCTTCGATTACGTTTGAAACAATCGAAGAAGTACGGACATCGAATGCGGGTAATGATCTTCTTGAATTCCTTGTTCCAAGGTTTGAAGAAGGGACTCATGCCTGCTATGCCTGATTCTGTTGACCAGTCCTTGAAGAAGCACTGTACCACTCTTGGTACTAAGAAGGACATGAACGACGGCATGCTTAGCCGCGCTGAAGAACTTTTGAGCGATATGTCTCGGGAGTTCGGTGGAATCCATGATTTTTCCTGGAATGCCCCAATTTCTAGAAAGTCAACTTATGACTCTTCTTACGCAAATGGCGGGAATGTAGGTTTTCTACGTGACCGCTATTATGGTTTGGAGTCGTTGGAAGACGATCGGAAAGACCTCTATTACGCTCTTCGTGTTGAACACTTTGTGGGATACGCGAGGCGCGGGGTTGAGGTTCGGGAGGTTCGAAGTCGGTCTTTGCACCGATGGGATTTGTTGTGTATGGCACCGGGTTTTCGGGATTTGAAGTTCATTGTCAGTCCTGCCTGTATTCTGGAACCTATGAAGGTCAGAATCATTACGAAGCCATATCAGGGACTTCATTTGGGTCTTACCCAACTTCAGAAATGGCTATGGCGGAAGCTTAGATACCACCCTACAAACTTCTTTCGACTCATAGGGGAACCTCTTGGGGAAGAGGCCCTATGGCCAATCTTAAACGATTGGAGGGTCGGAAAGAAGTTTGTAAGTGGTGACTATGCTGCTGCCACAGACAATTTGAAGATGGATATTACTCAAATGGCGTACCAGAAGATCTTCGGGTTCTTGGAGTTTCAAAATCCAAGACTATACTATCGTGGTTTAAGATCCTTGACCGACTGTGAGGTAGACTATAGTAAAGCGGTCTTGCCAAAATATCCCTTTCCTTACGCTTATGAAGCGAGGGAACTTGGGACCATTAAGCAGAAGAACGGACAACTTATGGGAAATGTTCTCAGTTTCGTTTTGCTCTGTGTTGCCAATTATGTGTCGTATCACATTTCTAGGGAAACCGTCTGTAATAAGCGGTTACCTTTATGGAATGTGGATCCCGTTTTAATTAATGGGGATGACATTTTATTTTGCAGCACAGATGAGCATTACGAGATATGGAACAATACCGTAAAGGAGTTCGGGCTAATGCCGAGTGTTGGTAAGAATTTCTTCACTGATCGTCTCCTTCAGATTAATTCGGAGTTGTGGATCCCGACCCTGAGAGTGTATGAAGATCTCCCGGCGCACATTGGAACTGGAGGTGTGTTGGGTGTGGTAACGGATGTGGTAAAGGTACCTTACGTCAATTTTGGATTACTGACGCAAAGGAGAAAGCAGGACTGCTCCCTCGACCTGAGCATGGTTTCCGCTCAGACATTCCGGGACGGTGTCTCGGCATGTCTGGATGGGGGGGATCCTAGTTCTTGGATTATCCGCCTAAGGAACATCGTGACGATCAAGAAGTCACTGATGGCTGACCTACCCGACTCTCTGAGGTTGCGTGTCTTAAAGATTTTTAATACGCATGTTAACCCCATCTTAGAGAGCTGTGGATTGCTCCGCTTCGTCAAGTATGGGGACTGGTATCTCGATAAGATTTGTCGTCTTTTCGTGAAACGGTCCACATGCTTGGCTTTGCAGTGCTTCCCAGAATGCGAGGAGGAGAAGCTGGTGGATAGCTTTGAGCTGGATAGAGCGTTGGTTAGGAATGGTCGACTTCCATATTTCGGTGTTTCAACCGCCCTTGAAGTTGAAACTGAATGGGAACGGGAAGGTCCGTGTGTGAGATGCCCGGATGGGGATCTCGAGGGTTACTTCGGCTAATGGCGGAGTGGCAGGTATATCAATTGGAGTGTAGAGATACTACGTGGGTGAAAGTCCCAAGATGATTCAGAGAATGATCTATCGCGTTACCTCAGGGTACGGAAAGGATCCGAGCTGACTCTCCTTTTGATTCTTTCGTGAATAGCCGTTGGGCTTCCTTCACAAGGG